TACGTGCCGGGTAATGTGTGGGTTATTAGTGGGCGAGCAAACACTATGAAAAACGACGCCAGCATAGAAGAGCTTCACAGATTCTGCACTGGCGTCTTAGCTGCTATGACTTGAAGCGAATCACCTTACCAAAGGGGGGGTCTACCGGATTTCCGCCCGGCATACACACCCAAATCACGGGGTACGGAGGCGCTTCCAAGCAGCCGTAGTCTGCGTACAGATCCGTGAAGTAGATCAGCAGGGCAACCTCGCCGGGCTGCGTGTTCTCTTCTGTCCAGTCGAAGGCCGGACGGAAGTCCGTACCACCACCACCACGGGGCTCTGGACTCAGTGGCATACCCGGCTCCAGCGTCTGGACGTGAGCCACGGCGGCATCCACCCACAGCTGATAGATCTTCTCCGGCTTGAGATCACGACAGATGGCGGTGACTTCGGCGATGGGCTGGGCCAGCATCTCTTCGGAAATGGAACCGCTGGTGTCCATGGCACAGACGATGGCAGACAAGCCGGGACGCGACACAGTTCCAACGCACGCACCCAGTGCCGAGTAGGACTTGTTCAGCTTGCGGAAGCTGTACTCCTGCGGAATGGAGGACGTAGCTGCTTGCCACAACTCGCTGCGCCAGTCGTGCACGGGCTTGTTGGCACCCGATGCCAGACGATCCAGCCACCCGCCACCATTGCTGGCCTTGTTGCTGGCGGCACGCGTGATGCCCTGAGACAGCGCCCGCGCTGCGTGCTGCTCGGCTGCGGCTTGTTGCTCCACGTCACCATCCCCATCCTGCAGATCGGAGCCGTCACCGAATCCACCCGAACCCTCACCATCGTCGGCAGCCTTGGCATTCAGCCGCTGGTACAGCCAGTACCAATCGTGTTCGTCGGGGTTGAACTCGCGCACATCTCGGAACAGCGGGGTGCCGTCTTCCATCTTGCTGTCGAGATACACGCCACCGCCCAGACTCGTCGGCTTGTAGATGGTATCTCCATCACCGCCGAAGGCGCGGCCCACATCGTGGTTGATCCACGCATCCATTGCCATGTTGGCAAGGCGCCCGGTCTTGGACTTGAACTTGTCACCCAACAGACACCGCATCTGCTGCGAGTGGCGCAGGATGGCGTGCTCCGTCTCGTGGACGAACAGGAACGCACGATCCTTGACACTGGCCTTGGCGATCCAGTCCGGATTGACGTACAGAGTGGTGCCGTCAGTGGCAGCTGTGAAGTTCGGGGACTTGTCCTCCTTGACGTGAACACCTAGCAGCCAGCAGATAGCCACGCTGAACAGGGTGGAGGACTTCTCGTTGTCGCTCAGGTGAAGGATCGCCTGAGTCAGATACTCTTTACCAGTACGTGTTGCCATGTTGTTACTCCTCGTTAATACGTAACTAAGTGGGCGATGCCCCCGTTTAGCTGCTAAGCTTCTACCTGAATGCCGTAGAAGAATGACGCCACGTGCGGGAATACCCAGTGCGTTTCACACAACGTCATCTCAGGAAATGCTGGAGTCTGTACGTACAGCAACCCCGCTTCTGCGAGCTGCTGCATCTGGACCGGATCAGTGATCTGTTGCCAAGCCATGGCTATTCCTCCACTTGAATGGCGTACTGGCAGTTGGTCCATGTGCAGCGGGGAGAGCACGCCTCTGTGTCTTGAGTATCATCAAGCCGCCACATAGCCTCGTTCTGCGAGCGGTACTTCCACCACAGAACCCCCGCCCTCCAGAGTTCGTCGGCAACTTGCTTGTCGTCAATTATCTTGAATGCCATCAGTCCTCCAATAGCACGTAGAAGCGCCAGCTAGAAGTCATAACACTCCGCCAGAACTTGCCGGTAGTATTTCACCCCCGTGCTGGTATTGGATGACGCGGGCTGTCGTACCCGCACTCTTCGTACAACAGACCGGCATCGTACAGCTGCGCTGCCAGTTCTGGATCAGTCACCCTGACGAATGCCATTTAGTCCTCCGTTACTGCGTAACTTGGGAGGCTACGCCTCCAACTGTATGAAGTAGTGCGTTTGAATCCAGTCTTCTCCTAGCACTTTGGATATGTGTGGGAACCTACCTTCTGGCAGCGCATCGTAGCCGCCCCGGTGATTGCGGAAGTACAGAAGCCCCGCTTCTCGCAGGGCAACTGCCTGCTCCAATCCCGTTACCGGGACGAACTTGCTAGCCACGGTGTCAGTCCTCCTGCAACGTGCCGTACATGCGCATATCCGCACACCACCCGTCTCTATTGGTTGCGGATCGTAGCTGCTGGCCCAAATACACCATATCTCCGGTGCTATCTCTGAACCACAGCAGCCCCTCACTAAGAAGAGCTGCTGCAGTTTCCCAGTCTGGCACCGGCACAAAGCGAGTGCCCATGGTGGCTTACGCTTCGGTAACTACGGGCTCGTCGTTCAGGATGGCACGCTTCTCTTTGTACAGTCGCATGATCTCCTGACACGCATCGGCACCCAGACCAGCCGGGATCGACGGACCCCCGACGCTCTGCGTATCGGCAGGCGGGCTCATGATGAGTGGCACCACAGACCACAGGAACTCAGCCGGGAAGCGCTTGGCGTACCAGTACACCTGCTCCTTGCACTTGCCACGGGACATGCCGAGGTACTTCTCGTCGCTCTTCATCGACGCGGCGTGCAGGGCGGCGGAGTTGAGCTGGAGATACTGCAGACCCTTGTCCTTGCCGTCCGGAACCGGGCACTTGTGCGGATCTTTGAAGATGACTTCGAGCGGGATCAGCTTGGTGCCCAGCTCGTTGTACATCTGGAAAGCCTGCGCATCGGAATCCGGGACGGAACACGCCACGGTGCACAGCACATCAGCCGTCGCCGCACCGTCGCCGAGGGCCTTGAGTGCATCGGATGCCGCTTCCCAGCTGCGCGAGGTGCAGTTGCGCCCGTCAACCGTGGCCGGATCGTAGGCGTTGATGCGGTTGGGATTGGAGTGCAGGTACGTGTACACCATGTTGTGGATGCCTGTGCGGGAGTAGTGATCCAGCACTTCCTGCGCAGTCGGGGCGAAGGCAATGGTGCGGCAGCGATTGCCGATCAGGGTGGACAGGCCAGACGAGGCACCACGGTCGATCAGGCGATTGGCGAGCACCACGATGTGCACGTTCTTCGGCAGGACGTAATCGTCGATGGCCTTCTCGTGCAGGAGCTGCAGGAACGGGAGCTGGTCACGCTGCGAGAGCTTGTCGAACTCGTCGAAGATGATGACGCTGGTGTGCGGCACCCGCTTGATCCACGAGGGAATCATCTGATCGCAGCCGCGCTTGCCGTCGGGCATCATGATGCCACCGGCCCACTCCACCGTCTTGGTGCTGGTGTTGTAGTAGAAGTAGTTCTTGTCCGGATCGGCGCCCTGCTGGCGCAGCCAGTTACGGGCAATCTGCGCCGTGATCTTGGTCTTGCCGGAGCCCGGAGCGCCGGTCACGACGGTGGTGGCGTGCGTCTTGAAGCTGATGTTGATCTGACGGGCCAGACCGGCAACGGAAACGGTGTTGAACAGTGACATTGGTATATCTCCAATTATTACGGAAAGGGGTGTGCCTTGTGGCACGTTTTGTTGTGTTGCGGTGTCACACTTGCTTAGCTGCTAAGCACTGCCTCCTTACGGATCGAACAGGCGAATGTACACTATCCGCCCTAAAGCCAGCGGCCATGCAACTCCAGCCACTAGCGCCCGGTACCACTTGTCACCCTCAAAGATAGCTGACAGAGCTACGCCGAAACCCATGATTGTATATAGGGCTCCGAACATAGGTTATCGCCGCTTCAAAGGCTTCGCATTCGGACGTACCAACCGGATGTTGCGTTGCTGCTCCGGCAGAAGGCCGTACAGGAAATCCCAAAAGCGGGAATCCACCAGCACGGCATCCTTGCGCTTGGCACAGAACCAGTGCCCGTTCCAGTATCGGCCTACGTATACGTTGTAGGCGTAGAACTTCGTGTTACTCATGTTGTTACTCCTGTTCAACCTTCAAAGAAATGCCGGCACTACACGGACGCACGGCAAGCCAGTTGTCTCCGTCAGAGAAGTCCGCCGTGTTATCGGACATGTCAATGTCCAAGCTGCCGGGCTCTGCGGAGATAAATGCGGCAGCGCAGGCATCTACTGCCGATTGGAAATCCGGATACACCACAAAATCGCAGTAGTGGATGTTGCCGTCCTCGCTGTTACCGCCGTCCGTGGTAACTATGACTACGTACATGTGTTACTCCCAGTTACGAAGATTACTCTTCCAGTTGAATGGCGCACTTGAAGTGACGAAAGTCTTGCGGTGTCCACAGAACGGATGTGTGCAATGGCGCCCACTCATAGTACTTATTTCCACTATGCCACTTAACTCCGTTTCTCCAAGCAAACCACAAAAGACCCAATTCCAGATATTTATTCGCCTCTTCTACCTCCGTTATCTCTTTGAACATGTGGTTATTCCTCGTTACGTAGTAACTAAAGAGGCTACACCTCTAGCTGGATGTACAGGCGCCAGTTGGTATCGTTCGGGTATCTTCCAGAACTCCACAAATATATAAAACTACCGCGTTGCCAGCCCTGCGCCGGTACGGGTGGATACCCCTGCATTGTACGGATGTTATGCTCCCAGAGCAAGCCCGCTTCGTACAACTGCTCCGCCAGCTCCGGATCGTCGATCTGTTTCCACGCCATGGCTATTCCTCCAAGAGTACGTAAAAACTCCAGTCAGACAATCCCAGTATCCAATCCCAGCTACTGCCCCATCCAAATGCGGGCTGTGGCTGCCTATCCCCAAAGTTTGTATCTTTCGGAGGCATACCGCCGAACTCATACAACAACCCCCCGGAATACAACTCGGCGGCCAGCTCCGGATCTGTGATCCGTTGCCACTTAGCAGACATGTTAGCCCCGCTTCTTTCCGGTCGGCAACTTCACACGCACAACGGTGCGGCCCACAACCACGTATGCCTTCCGGCTACGGCCAGTGTAACAGACTCCAGTCTTGCCGCAAGCCGATGCGAACATGCCCATGTGAATACCTCCAAGTGCGTAGCGGAATTGCTACGGAGGGACGCTCTTAGCAGCTAAGCCAAGAGCGCCCAACCCTAACAACAACTAGTCTTCAACAAAGATGGCAAAGCACCATCGCGCAGACGCGGAACTGGGCGGGTCAGACTGGTATGGAGTATCAAATCTCCACGGTTCAGGGTCATTATTGGGACGAGAGTATACTAGCCCAGCCCGCCACAGTTCGTCCAGTGTATCATCTCGTGGCAACTCCTTAAAGGCCATGTAGCCCCCTACTGCCGCCCCAGCCGGCGATTGCTGCTGAGACGGACGATCTTGCGCATCGTGCGGCAGCTGGTGGACGTATCCCAGTCACTCGGCTCGTAGCCGAGACGCTTCACGGCCCACGCACGGGTGTGGACCTTCTGGGCCACTTCCAGACGCATCTGGCGGCGTCCCCGCTTCTCCGCGTTGGAGATCCAGCGCTGGCTGGCATTGTACGCGATGGTGCACGGCTTGCGCTTGCCTTTGCCGTACTTCTTGTTCTTCTTGCCTTCACTTGCCATGGTAGATCTCCCTCAATGGGTGGTTGGCTATTGGTTACGAACGGAAACCGGTGCCCTTGGCGGTGCGCTCGCAGTACATCACGTACTGGTTGTGCAGCGCCGGAGATTCCAGATTGCTGGCGCTCTGGTGGATGAACTGCTTGCTGATGCGAGCACAACGGCGAAACAGTGCTTTCTTGGCCACATCCGGACTGCCGTTCTTGCCGGAGTACCGCTTGCGCATGTGACGCGGAGTGAACACCTTCATGTGGATCTCCTCCTTATTCGTGTCGGAATTGACACGGCGCAGCATAGCTCCTTGCTTAGCAGCTAAGCGCCGCTAAGGCGCGGCTATGCTGAACCGTAGCAATCAGCCAACAACCAGCGCCGTCAGCGCGATGATCTCGTGACAGTCACCCCTCGGGCGGATGTCATCGAGCACCTTTGCCGCACCGATGGCGGACAGTACATCCGGAAACGGGCCGTAGATAACAGTCCGGCCATCCCACACAGTAGCCAATACAGCGTACATATTACACCTCGCTACAGAAAATCAACGATGATTCGCATCGCCACGATTGCCACGACAACCAGCGATAGCGCCCAGCCGAATGGCGAAACCCGTACGCTTCGGCCCGTTCGCACCTGCTGGCACTTGCGCCACCCTTTCGGGCCTAAGAAGTAGTGATCTCGCTTGTACCTACGAAACGCTTGGTTCATTGGTCCATTCCTTTGTTACTGCGTAACTGGGCGCATACTGCGGCTTAGCAGCTAAGCAAGGCCAGCGGCAGGATTCGAACCTGCGCCTCTAGTGGTCAAGCCACCCTTTTATCGGCAGCACTGGCCTTGCTTAGCAGCTAAGCGCCGCTATGCTACTGGACAAACAGGCACGACAAAAGGGCCGCCAATGAAGGCAGCCCCTTAGTAGTGCTTGCGTTAGTCAACCCTTTGGAAATGAAATCCGAACGCGCGTCATCGTCGGAATGTTGGTCGTGGCCACGTCTCCCGGCGCTACGCTTGGGTAAAAGATAGCCGCACGGGCCGTGCTCTTACCTTGGCGCACGGGGAGCTTGGTCCCGTCCTTGTGTGCTCTTTGTGCCGCACGCTGCCGTGCTTCGGCCTTGGCTTGCGCATCCGCCCGTTCGCGGTCTTTGCGCTTGCTTTCCTCGATGATGGCCAGAAGCTCTCGCGCTTGCTTGCGATACTTGTGGAGCATTTCCCGCAATTCATCGTCTTTCTTACCCATCGCTCCTACTCCTAGTGTCGAACGGCTTAGCTGCTAAGCTGGACTGCTATGTGGGGCTCGAACCCACGCTTTAAGGCATAATTGCCCGCAACATACGTTTCGCCCGCGTCTGCGTGGCTCTCTACCGACTGAGTTAATAACAGTCAGCTTAGCAGCTAAGCCGTTCTATGTTCGTTCTCTCTAGTCCTTTGTTGGTCCCGTTATGGGCCGTTAGGCCGTGGTTTCTGCGATGGTAAAACGGCATTCCACGTCGAGCGATTGAAGCTCGCGCACAAGCGTCTGGATCTTTTCCACCAAGTCTCGCTGATATGCTCCGCTGGCCTTGTCCTCTTCGATCTGCCGTTGCAGCCGGAACGCCATTGCGTCACGTTCCGTCTGTTCGCGTTCCTCGCGGACAAGAGCTTCGAGCGCTGCCGCTTCATCGGCGAGTGCCTTGGCCTTGGATGCGTCAACGTCCTTGGCGATGCGGAGCGCCTCACTCAAGGTGCTGGCCTTGTCTGCGATGCTCTGCGCGTCGGGCCGGTCACAGAAGCCGGCAGCGCGGGAGGTGGCCGTCAACAAGCTGTTCGACTTGGTATTGACCGCGATTCCGGATGCTTCCGCCTGTTTGTAGGCTTCCGCCCGGAACGCTTCCACGTCATCGCGCGTCCAGCCATCGCGGATCGCTCCCAAGAGGAACGCGTTAAGCGTGGAGGAGGCCAGTTTATCGTTGGCTTTGATCTCGCCAGCGGTGGCCGAGTTGCGGAGCATGGTCAGCGCTGCATTGTTGGCATCGTTGCGGGAAATGTTCAGGCTCGCCACAACTGCCGTGCTTTCATTCGTATACATGTTGATTCTCCGTTAAACCTACACACTGCGCGCCGGTCGGATTGACCGGACTCGGCACAATGCGCAGGCATAACGGGACCAACAAAAGACTAGAGTCTAAATTGTCAAAGAGCGATTCTGCTACGCCGCTGGCGTTTCGCCTAGCCGCTAAGCCACAAGGGCATGCCTTGGGCAGGGATAACAATGCACCTAGTATGCCAACGGACCGAAATGCACGTATGCTAGGAAAATCAATAGGTTACGGCACGTATGCCAATGGGGCGGGACCGGATGTGACACACAAGGGCACTATGTGACGCAGATAGGGTCAAATGTGACATTATTGGGCATATATTCATGTTGGTCTTGGGCATGCCCTCGGGCAGAAACCCATATGCTCTAGGACCGCACGTATAGCTCCGTATGCCATCGCACTAGTGGATCGGTAGGGTACTAGCGGGCGTCGGCACTCCCACGGCTTGTGGCTCGCCCTATGGGCTCTGCGTCGATGCGTCCACTGGTGCCCGAACCGCACACTAGCTCCATCTGCCACGTTACGTTATAGCCTAACACGTTGATTCGCAAGGGGGGACCGCTACTTTGGGACCGGCACCGGCGGCGACGAGCGGAGTGGAGCACCAATTACACAAGTGACACGTTCCCACAATATTGACCGGGGGTATCCAATACAGGGCTGTGAATAAAACACCGACCGGGGTGTCAAATTTCCCGGGGTTATATCCCAGAATTGGGGCTCTAATGAATAAAAGGATGCCAATATGAATAAATTCACATCTATTTCACATCCAGATGTACCCATCTTGGGCCTAGATGCACCAAGCGGAACGCGGATCGCCCACAAGCCCCCGCGTCGGATGAAGAATCCCCCGAAGTTGGATGGATTACGGGAGTATTCCCACCTATCTGGGGGGATAGCTAGGCGCAAAGAGCAGCTAAAGCGTATGCGGAAGCCCCATCAGCCATCTGGTGATAGGCACTATATGGTGCGGAGGAAGAAGAAACGAGCATTACGGGTTTCAAATGATCGGTATGCCTACAGGGATTGGAGAAAGGATTACAAATTGTCACACGGAGTAAAACCGGATGTCACCTACGAGGAATGGTGGTACGTTATGCGTGGTACAGTCTACCCGGAAGTGCCGGAAAAGAGGAACTCGAAGGGCCACAGGCCCAAGAGTCAACGAGTGTATCTCATGCCGTACGACGAATCCGATCACACAATCGACAACATGTACGTATCGTACCAAGAGTGGGGTCTAGGATTCGGGAGGAGAGTGTTCCTAGCGGATGCTTCATTGGTTCTGGCCGAGAAGGTCCTAGATTCCATTTCTGTTACGTAACCTCTGCACATCTTCACAAGTAACGTGGATTTGTATCACACGGAACTTAGTCTGAACGATAAGTGTCGAAGCCTCCGACTAGCACACGCTGGTCATAGCCGTCTGTAACTCTAAGCCCGTATCGGGCACAACTAACTCCAAAGGAGAATACCTATGCCAGTCGTAGCGCGTATCAACAAATCCGGCCTTAGCTCTGGTCAGAAGCGCCAGCTTCGTCGAGCCCTCTCTGAGAAGGCCAATATCCAAGTCATCGACACTGCCATTACATCGAAGGCAACTCTCGGTACTACCCTCACAAACATCGTGTCTGGTACTACAACTGATCCCATCTACCTGAACTTCCCGGTCAAGGCCGGCAAGACATATCTGGTGCGAGCGCAGTTGGAAGTTACTCATACCGACAACAACGGTTCCAAGGTTGGTTTCACGGGGCCTACTGCTACCTTCCTGCAGGGTCTGGTTACTGGTCCTCTGATTGGTGCTACTCGTGCTGTGTACGACGAGTTCACCGACGTGTCCAGTGAAGCGGCTGCCGGTGCTCAGACGGCCAACTACGCGGTATTTGAATTTACGTACAAGCCTTCGGCTGACGGCAATCTCAAGGCACAGTGGGCAGAGCAGACCAGCCACGCGGATACGCTGATTCTCAAGGCCGGTAGCTTTGTAAAGGTCGAAGAGGTCTAAACTTGGCGGAGAATAACCAGACAGTTCGGGGGGCACTTGCCTCCCTCAACTCCACGGTAGGGCCATACCGGTTCCGTAGGGCATCAACGTCCTACGGGACCCTTCGCATATCTATCTACACACCAACCGGTGGTGCATGGGCAGGAACTATCACACTGCAATCCTCAGATCCCGATCAGAATGTGTGGGTGAACGAAGAGGAGTGGACTGCTGATGGAGCCAAGACGTACACCCCGGGAGGAGATTGCGATCTACGGTGGAAGTTTACTACCTACACCTCTGGCACTGCAATAGGGAGTTTCGTATCCAATGCCTAATGATGACGTTATCGGTACCGGTACACGGGAACAGCTTACATCCGTACTGGCTACCTCGGTAGGGATTGATTCCACTACACTACAAAACACGGGCTTGAGTATTCAACTCTTGCCGAACACTTCGTACTACATACGGTGTGGATCTTTTATTACTGGAAGTGGTGATACCATCAAGTTGCAGCTAACGTACTCGGGTACACTAACACCTAGCACACAGACGTTCTTGCAGTTTCCGTCTACCAATGTAGTGGACGTTATGTCCATCAACGCTGCGTATTCAACTGGGTCGTCCGAAGATTGGCCGCAGTTCTGGGGCGTAATCCGCACAGCTACTGGTGGCATACTTAAACTTCAGATGTGCAAAGTTGCGGACATCAGCGGAGACGACTTGGTCATGAGCAACGGCGGGCATCTAGTGGCATGGAGGATTTAATAAATGGCACGCATCAATGAACCTGTTCTACAAACACTAGCTGTTATCAATACACAGAGTGCTACATACAAATATCGAAAGCGCAAGGGGCATGACATCATCCCTTACAGCGTGACAACTAGTGACGGTGCCTCTACGTTTACTGGCACATACAAGCTAGAGGTGTCCGTTCCAGATGCTGGCGATTGGATTGATGTACCTAACGGATCATTCACGGCAGAGACCAGCGGCACCTTTGTACCCGGCGGCAACTGTGATCTGCGGTGGAATTGTACGGCGTATACTACGGGAAGTCAGGTCGTAAGGATTGGTTAATCCCGGATGGCCTCTAACATATTCCAACACATACAAGAGTACATTTCTGGGCTGTTACGCCCTCGTCTGTTTCCAGTGGAATACAGCGGGGTAATAACCGATCCGTACATCTCCTCCGTCATAGTACTTCTGCACTGTGATGGAGCAAACGGCGGCGCTCTAGTAGATGAGACCGGAAAGACGTGGACAGTCTTTACTGGAGCAGAGATCAACACTGCCACAAAGAAGTTTGGTACTGCGGCATTTGTTCTAGATGGTATTACTGGGTACGCAAAGTCAGACGACCACGCGGATTTCGCCCTAGGTTCCAACGACTGGACAATAGAGTGTTGGTACAGGGAAGCGTCCCATGGAGCTACCCGACAAATTATAGGCCAACATACGACGGTTGGCGTAACGGATAGCGCCTTCATTCTGTACTCAGATACGGGGGTGCCCACGTTATCAGTGTACGTTGGAGGTACGACGTATACAGTTACATCTACAGTAACGGGCTTGTCCCTAGATACATGGTACCACGTTGCTGCTGTTCGGGACGGGGGTACGTTGCGGTTGTTTGTCAATGGCGCTGCTGCTGGTACAACTGCAATAGCCGGAGCAGTTAACAATTCTGTAGACCCTATGGCTATTGGCACTATTATGGGATTGGGCGTGCCGTCTCTCGGCATTTACTTCCACGGTATTGTAGATGACGTACGTATAACAAGGGGCGTTGCGCGATACACAGCGGCATTTACTCCGCCAACAGCAGCATTTCCTAACACATAACTGCAGGGGTATGCACATATGGCTGGGCATATTTTTCAACACGTACAGGACTTCATAACCGGGCTATTGCGTCCTAGACTACTTCCTAGAGAGGCCGTAGTAGATAGTGGGGAAGTCCCAGCCGCAGCAGTAACGTGGTCAGATCTGACAGTTATGACGTGGGGAGACGGTACTATTATAACATGGAGTAATGCGTAATGGAATTGAGCATCGTTCGAGACGGCCATAGGTTTCCGTACTCAGAGGCAGAGCTGCGCCGAGACAACCCTACTGTCTTGTTTCCAAAGGGATTGGTGGGTGTGGATTTCGATCAGTATGGCGTAATTGCCGAAGAGACTGTATACGCAAAAGAGCCTATCAATCAGACAATTCCGCTGCAGCGCATGGTAGCAATGCACTCGTTCCTATATGCTCTGCGCGAATTCAATCTGCGCACTCAGTTTGAGAATTATGTGCTAGGTCTTGAAGGCCACGCACGGGATTATTGGTTCACGTGCCCGTACGTAGCAATGTCTTCTACCTATGTTACGGAGTTTGCGCAGTTTTTTGGTCTATCGTATTTGGATCTCAAAGACATTTGGCGCATTGCGGGGAGTATCGAGGAATGAGTACAGCAATCTGGGCAGCTACTGCTGTAACTCCTGCAGCTACAGACCGCATACCCGTTGATGTGTCTGGCGCTGGTGGACCTAGTCGTTGGACTGGTCAGCAGGTGGCGGATGTTAATACACTTATTGGTGGCACAGTCACAGCCCTTGGTTCGATCAGTACAAACACTGCTATCGACCTTTCTTTGGGTGGTTACTTCTCGGCAACCATTGCAGGCAATCTGACGTTCTCGATCACGAATGTACCGGCGTCCGCTGGCGTAACGTTCGTGCTGGCTCTGACCAATGGCGGCGCGTTCACTGTCACTTTGCCCGGCTCGGTGACGATCATTGGGGGGAGTCCCGTACTGTCTGCGGCAGGTACTGACTGGCTTGTATTCAGAACGCTTAATGGTGGTACTGCGTGGACACTTGAAGTTGTCGGCAACCCGCGTGATGCCGATCTGGCTACGTGGGCAACCATCACCCCCGGCACAGGCGTAGGAACCGCGCTAGCCACCAACGTCGGCAGCGCTGGCGCTGTCGTGACCAACGGCGGGGCGCTGGGTACGCCGTCGAGTGGCACGCTGACCAATGCCACGGGGCTGCCTCCTGCTGCCATCACGCAGTCCGGCGCAACGAGCAATCAGGTTCTGGCGTGGAACGGCAGCGCGTGGGCTCCGGCGACGCCGAGCGCAGGCTCTGGCGACGTAGTAGGCCCCGCCAGCGCAACCGACAACGCCATCGCGCGATTTGACACAACGACCGGCAAGCTGCTGCAAGACAGCGCCATAACCGTATCCGACGCATCTGGATCAAGCGTTACACTAGCGAGCGCTGCGGGCAATGCGCTTGCGATTGCTGCGACGGCTCCGGCTGCGACGACTGGCGCGAGCGTGGCTGGTGTTGCCGCGTCGCTGACTGCGGGTCCTGCTGTAGCGTCAACCAACACTGCGGGCGCTGCTGCTGGCGGCTCAGTCACGATTACGGCTGGCGCGGCGGCGCGGCTGACCAGCGGCAATGCAGACGGCGGGAGCATCAACCTTGTGCCGGGCGCAGGTATCGGAACTGGACGCTCCGGGCAGATTCTCATTCCTGGCGGGTCCGCAGCCACTCCGGCACTCAGTTTTTCTAACGATTCCGGGACTGATACCGGGCTTTATGCTGCAGGCGGTAATTACCTGTCGTTTGCGTTAGGCGGGACAGCCTTTGCGCATATGTCCACCAATGAGGGCGGGTTTACCCTGATTGGTAATACGCTCCTAAATTACACACGGTACATTCTGGCTGCTACAACCAGCATTACCGAGCCGACGTATATGCGCGGCGGCGTAACGTTTAATTCAGGCGCTACAGCATTGGTCACGCGAACGCTTCCGGGGGCAGCCGCTGGGGCACAGTACACATACGTGGTAATGGATTCTGACGGCATTAAAATCCAAGCAGCCTCTGGCGATGAAATTCGAGTAATTGACAAAGTCACGGCGGCGGCTGGCTACATCCAATCGACTACCATTGGCTCCGTCGTGTGCCTGCTTGCTGTTGATTCGACAACTTGGGTTGCTTTGCATATCCACGGCGTGTGGACTGACGGCACCTTCACATACGACGACACAGCCAACACGACCCCATAAGGAGTACTATATGGCAACGTATACACAACGATTTAATTCTATTCTTACCGCAGTTCTTGATGCAGTTCCAACAGCAGAGCAATCTGCAGCCATTACAGACGCTTACGTGGGCTTACTATCTGATGATGTGATTAGGGCACGCTTTGGTGTAGAGAGGGCCACCCTAACTCCGAGCAACAAAGCGCGTATTGTAGTAACTGTACTGCGTTCTGATATTAGGCGGGCACTCAAAGAGTACGCTCGTGTAGTTGCAGAAGCCGCTAACCGCAATAATGCGGCAGTGGCAGAGCAAACTGCTGGATCTATTCTGTCTGAAGAGCCGTAACAATACTGGAGTTTATAATGGACTGGCAGGAAGTGCTCAAGGAAGACCTAAAGCGCGATGAAGGCTTGCGCCTAAAGACCTACATCGACACCGTAGGTGTGCGTACTATTGGCTACGGGCACACAAAGACCGTAAAAGCCAAGCAGAAAATTACACAGGAGCAGGCAGATGCGCTGCTAGATGAAGACATCGAGGTGGCTATTGCAGGTGCTCGCATTGTGTGTCCGTGCTTCGATCAGCTGGATGGTCCGCGCAAGACTGTTATTGCCAACATGTCCTTCAATCTAGGTATGAATCGTTTGGCTCTGTTTCAGCGAACACTGGCAGCTGTATGTTCCGGCAAGTACCAAGACGCAGCCCTCCACATGATGCAGTCTAAGTGGGCTTCTCAGGTAAAACAGCGGGCGGTACGTCTAGCTAAGCGAATGTCTACAGGAGAATGGTGATATGGCTACTCAAGGTAATGGATTACCTGCAGACTACGATGTAATTGCACTGGCAGAGTATGCCAATGGAGCCTCCGATCAGGAGGTAGCCAAGGAACTGCGTATATCTATGTCCAAATTCAAGCGCTTGTACAGCTCCGACGAGTCTTTCCGAGCAGTCATTGATGACGGGCGTGGGCACGCACTTGCGTGGTGGATGAAGGAAGGGCGCGTCAATCTGCGCAATAAGCAGTTCTCGTATGTGGGCTGGTTCCAAAATATGAAGAACCGCTACGGCTGGGCGGACAAGGCAGAGGTATCGGACACCATCACTAAGCCTATTGAAGCCATGTCTACTGAAGATCTGCAAAAAGACATCGAAGCTATGCTCGCCAGTCTGTCCGGTCCTACCGGGAGCGTACGCGCTTGAGTACTGCGCAGCTAAGTCCAGAGCAGTTCTACGAACTGAAGAAGAAATTGGAGGAAGTCCAGCGGCGCGTTGCTGTGTCCGGCATGGCCAAGTGGTTTCAAGATGGCCCACTCAGTATCGACAAGTATCCGAAGCACAAGCTCTTTTTTGGTCTGGGTAGTGAGCGTCGAGAGCGGGTGTTTCTTGCGGCTAACCGCGCGGGCAAATCCACGGCAGGGGCGTTTGAGGTGGCGTGCCACGCTACGGGCAAGTATCCCAAGTGGTGGACGGGGCGTAGGTTTGACAAGCCGGTTGAGATCTGGGTGGCAGGTAAGGATAAGACTACCACACGCGATACCATTCAGGTGGCTCTGCTTGGCCCACTGGGATCTCCCGGTACTGGCATGATTCCTGCTGCGGACATACGACGTACGGCGTCTATGCAGGGTGTACCCAGTGGTGTGGAGTTGGCGTGGGTAACGCACGTATCTGGGGGTGTATCTACCATTGGCTTCAAGTCATATGACCGAGGCGTGGACTCCTTCTTCGGTACTGCCCGTGACGTAGTGTGGCTAGACGAGGAGTGTCCGGAAGATGTGTACGGCGAGTGCCTACTTCGTACCATGACCACCAATGGCATCATGATTACCACATTTACGCCAAAGAAGGGACTCACTCCGCTAGTGCTAAGCCTGTGTCGTAAGGCGGACTTCATTGAATCGGAGCGCTTCATTGACATGGAAGAGGGAATTACCAACCCAAGTCGTGCGGTAGTGATGGCTAGTTGGGATGACGTACCCCATCTAGACGCAGATGCCAAGCGGCAGATCCTTGAAGGTACTCCAGCTATGCTGCGAGATGCCGTGGCCAAGGGTATCCCCACGTTCGGTGAGGGTAGCGTATTCCCACTGGGACGTACGGACATCGAGTGTGATCCGTTTGCAATTCCGCAGCACTACCTACGCTGGTATGGCATGGACGTGGGCTGGAATTTTACGGCAGTAGTAGCCTTTGCGCAAGACCCCGATTCCAAGCAGATCTGGATTACGGACGTGTACAAAGGCGAGCGCTCGGAACCACTTATCCACGCTGCTGCTATCAAGGGCCGAGTTAAGGATTGGATGGTTGGGGCAATAGACCCGGGTGCTCGGCAGCGTAGTTCGCAAGATGGCACGCAGTTGCTGCAGATCTACCGGGGATTGGGACTGCAAATTATCCCGGCCAACAACAACGTGGAATCCGGTATTGGTGCTGTTTGGGAACTGTTAAGCACTGGCAAACTCAAAGTGTTCAAATCGTGCACAGCGTTCTTCTCGGAATTCATGACGTACATCTACGAGAACGGCAAGATCAAGAAGGTCAATGACCATCTTATGGACGCTATGCGATACGGGATTATGACCATGGACAAGGTGGCTCGCGCAGCACCGACTACCGCTGCAGCTACAGGAGTGTCATATGCAAGACGTTTCAATTTCTAACGACCCCATGTCCAGTATCATGCTTGCTATCGAGGCTGATCCAGAAGCAGCTCAGGCTATTCTGGAGGAGCTGGAACGCGCAGCCAAAGTAGTAGAGGACGAGAAACAGCGGGCTATGGATACGATTGCCGACGAGGTTGAAAAGACCTTGCGCACCCGTATGCACCAGCGCTCCCAGAAAGAAGGCGAGTGGACCACATCGCGTGAGTTGTACATGGGCGCTCTTGGTGTGCCTATTACGTCTCGCCTGTTCCCCTCTGACGATGAAAAGCGTGACGATGCTGGTCGGCGTAAGTTGCGTCTAAACATCATCAAGCCCAAGGTCAAGACTGCGGTCAGTCAGATGATTGCTGCGCAGTTTGGTGGCGGCGAGAAGAACTGGTCGTTGCTTCCGTCTAAGCGCCCAGAGATTGATACCAATGTAGATCCGTCCATTGCCGTAAAGCGTATGGAGGATATTATCGAGGATCAGCTCGAAGCTACGGACTACGTACGCGAGACCAAGTTGTCTATGTACGACCAGTCTATTCTTGGTACCGGCATCATGAAGGGGCCTATCAATACCGGGCACCTGAAGAAGATCTGGGAACAGCAGCAGATTGTCGGCGAGGATGGAAATCCGAAGGTCATCCGCGTACCCGTCATGGTGCCAGAGTATATTCCATGTGTCAAGCGCGTAGATCCATGGATGTTCTATCCGGACATGACTGTATCGCGCATTGAAGACGCCGAAGATGCGATTGAAGTGCATCCCATGTCGAAACGGGATATGCAGCGGTTGCAGAAGCATCCCGGGTATTTTGGGGACGTTATTGGTCAGATCCTTGCGGAAGGCAAGAAAGACTTTATTGCGCAGATGCAGTTGCCTCCGTATAGCTTCCTCAACTCTGAGTTGTTCAAGGACAAGTACCTTGTGGCCGAGCGCCACGGGCGCATCGAACGGGATTGCTTGTGCAAGATGGGCCTTGATATTCCTCCGGAAGCAGAAGGGCAGCCGCCAGTTGAATCGTTCTGGGCTGAGGTGTGGGTCTGTAACAGCCGCGTCATCCGCATCGAGTTGAGTAATCTGGAAGCTACGGATTGCGTGCCGTATGCCGTTGATACGTGGGAAGATGATCCATCCAGCATCTTTGGCTTCGGTCTGCCACTCTTGAATGAGCACCAGCAGCGCGTTGCTGAGGGTATGTGGGATGCCATCGTCGAGAACGCCAAGATCAGTTCTGGTCCGCAGGCGGTGATTGACAAGAGCCTTATCGAACCCAACCGAGATGGCCGTTACTACTTGGAGCCGTGGAATGTCTGGACGACCAAGGGCTTTGGCGTAGATGTAAACCAAGCTATCCAGTTCAAGGAGATTCCTAACCAGCAGCAGCCTCTCACAAACGTCCTAGAAATGGCTAAGAGCTTCGCGGATGAGGAGGCCGCTATACCCCTACTGGCTGGGGGTATGGAAGCGCCTCAGATGACTTCTGGGGCCACAGGATTGGCACTCATTGCCAAGGCCGGCACCTCTGTTCTGCACGAGAAGGCGCAGCAGTGGGACGACAACATCACTGGCCGGGTGATTCAGTGGATGTACGACTGGAATATGCAGTACGGAGACGATGAGTCGGCTAAGGGAGACTATGAAGTAGACGTTCGTAGTACCACTAGCTACCTTCGGCAGCACATGGAGATTGTAAATCTGGAGAAGCTGATCGCACAGACCAGTCAGAATCCAGAGCTGCAGCGCATCGTCAAGTTGGATGGTGCATCCCGGGCGTTGGTATCGAACATGCAGTTGCCCAGCAATAACCTCGTGCGCAATGATGAAGAGGTCAAACAGTGGGAGCAGGAGCAGCAGCAGAAACAGCAGAACCAACCGCAAGATCCGGCAATCCTCAAGACGCAGGTTGAAATGGCCCGCATTGAGGTAGAGAAAGAAAAGATTGCACTGGAGCGGGAGCGTCTGGCGTGGGAACGGGAGCAAGGCCAGATGCGGGCTCAGATGGAGTACCTAGCAAAGCAAGAGGCTAACGATGCGCGTGCATTGGAGGCCACGAGTGGACTGCAACAGGATCAACTACGTCGAGATACGGCGCTGATTACCCTAGCAGCTAAGCAGGATGTGGAATACGCCAAGGTAGCAGCTGACACCAAGATCAAGGAGAGAGATCTGGCCATTAAGGAGTTTACCGCAGGAGCGAGATTGGAATTGGACGCTAACAAGCAGGCGCTTACGGCGCAGGAGCTGGAGTTGGCACGCACTACTGGTGAGGGCATCTAATGAAATCAGGCAGGGACGTTGCTCTTGGGCTTATTGCGCAGCTACGTATGGATCTGGAGGACAGGCGGGACAAGTTGGAACGCAAGCAGTCTGATGTGGATACGTGGCAGACTCGTGGCGAGATTAACTACATTCGTGGTAAGATTAGTGAGATTGAGGCGAAGATCGCCAAGGGAGAATTCTAAGCATGGACGCACAAAGGGAACTAAATGGAAATAGTACTGGTCCAACGGGCCAAGTGGATCAGGAAAAGCTGTTTGAGCAGTTTTTTAACAGCGATAGTCTAGACTACAACAGTCTGTTGGCAACACCCCCCGCACCGTCCCAACGGGACTTAAGTCACGGAGTGACGGCGGCTGCGGTGGAAACTCCTGAAACACCGTCCGCTACTGGTGAAACTCCTGAAGCGGTTGTGGCAGAGCAGAACGAAGTTGCGGCGGAATCCCAGCCCCCTTCGCAGTCGCCTGACCCGAACAGTTGGATAACCGCATTGCCGGATGATGTACGTGCCAATGTTGAGTGGATTGCAAAGGAAGCTCAGCTGTGGCAACAGCGCCATCAGGAACAGGCGTCAAAGAATCGACGCTTGCACAATGAGGTGACTCAGCTAAAGACGATGGTGGAAGCGCCAAAGGCAGCCCCGGCAACGGCAGCTGACGAGGCAGATGATGTCTGGGAGCAGTTGAAGTCAGCTGACCCGATCCTACACGCAGCTCTAGAAAAGAAGCTTAGTGCACTTGAGCGGAAGGTACTGCAGGAATCCGAACACAAAGTTCAGGAACGATTCCAGCCCCTTGAGCAAGAGCGTAACGAGGCATTTATCCAAGGGCAACTGCAACAGCTGGATAGCTACGTCCCTAACTGGCGCGAAGTTACCCAAGATCCTATGTACCAGAGCTGGTTTGAAGCACAGACTCCGGGCACTAAGGCGCTGTATAACAGCCCACACGCAGTAGATTCGGCTCGACTCCTTCGTCTGTACGCAGATGACATGGAAAGGTATTTCGGGGCACAGCAGCCCGCAGCTACACCGCAGCAGCCAGCCGCACCTGCAGCTAATCCGCAGGCTACGGCCATTGGGCAGGCACGACAGCAGAAGTTGGAGCGGTCGGCGCCCGTACAAGCGGCTCCTGTTGGTGTTCCTAAGCAGCAGCAGTTGTCTCAGGACCAGTTGTTCAACAAGTTCTTCGATGATCCAGATGCGATCCTCGCTATGCTCGCCAGTGCGAAAGCACGAACCTAACAAGGAGTTAACCCATGAGTGCTAATTACAATACGTATGGTGATCTTGGTGAAACGGTAGGTACATATGCCGTTGCCAAGTTGCTCAAGACTGCCGAGACCAAGCTCGTTCTCGACAAGTTTGCTTTGTCCGAGATGCTGCCTGCCAATAAGGGTGACCTTGCTAAGTGGCGGCGTATTCGTCCGTTCCCCGTGAATACCACTGCGCTGCAGGAAGGGGTGACCCCAGCTGCCACCAATATCGAGTTCGATAGTGTTACCGCTCAGGTCTACCAGTACGGTGCCCGCTATGCTTACACCGATGTTGCTGATGACCTGTTGGATCTGGCGTTCCTCAACCCGACCATCGAAGAGGCGGCTAAGCAGGCGGCTCTGACGAAGGAACTGTTGCTGTGGAATACCCTGAAGTCTGGCGGTACTGAGTTCTACACCAACGGTACTAGTAACACCGATGTGAATACCCCGCTCGACGCAGATGCGATTCGTGCCGTGGTCCAGCATCTGGATCGTAACATTGCCACCAAGATCTCCAAGATGATTAAGGCCGGTCCGAACTTCTCGACCGAACCCATTCGTCCGGGATACATCGCGGTTGGTCACAGCGATCTGCAGCGCGATCTGGAAGAGATGGATGGTTACGTTCCGGTCGAGAACTACGCGTCGTATCAGCCGGTTAGTGAGTACGAGGTCGGTTCTGCGTACGGTGTCCGCTTCATCCTGACTCCGCACCTGACTGCTGATGCTGGCGGTGGCCATGCCACAGTTGCAAATGGTATGCGTGCCACTGGCGGCGCTGTCGATCTGTACACCCTGATTATCTTCGGTGCCGAGTCGTATGGTTCCGTTGCTTTCAAGGGCATGAATGCTGTGCGCGTCGAGGGCCGTAAGCCGAAGATGCTCACCCCGGGCGATGCCTTGGGCCAGCGTGGCGAGATCGCGTGGAAATTCTACCATGCCAATGCCATTCTCAACGACAACTGGATTGCGAACGTCAAGACCGCAGTCACCAGCCTCTAATTCTAAGGAGTATTGAATAATGGCTACTTATTATAGTGATCTCTGGCGCCTCGGTCGTCCTAATCTGGAGACTGGTGCAAATCGCATCGCGTGCACCGTTACAATCCCGGCTGGTACAGCGATTGCCACGGCAGATACCATCAAGTTTTTCAAGCTGCCCGCCGGTAGTTTGATTACTGGTATCTTCGTGGAGAATCCGGCTACTTGGGGGACCGCAGTTCCGGGCACCATCGACTTTGATGGCGCGGCGCATGTGGCGGATATTGACTTGGATACGGCTACTGCTCGTGCGTATTCCCTCGCTACTACTGCGGCTATTTCCACTACGGCTGACGCGGCTGTTACTGCCACTATTGGCACTGTCACCTCCGGTTCTACTACGGGTAATCGTAAAGCCTACTTTGTCTTTGATGTGGTTATGTTCAAGGACAATGCGGTTGTGTACGATTGGAATAGCACCGCTTCCGAGCGTATCAATGGCCTTCGGTCTAGCGATGGCTAATCAGTAACACAAGTTGTGGGTAACACGGGGCTGGCTGGGGAAATCCTCCAGCCCCTTTTTTCTAGCATCATCCAATAGGGGAAGCTACAGGACAGTGCCAGTAGGCACGACGAGCCTGAAGGAGTTTCAAACATGAGTAACGAATTGCGGGAAGAGTTGGCTGCACTGTCGTGGCCGGATCTCAAGAAGGTAGCCATCAAGGAGTACGGTCTCAAGCCGCATCCTGAGTGGACAGCTCCGGATTATATCAACGCCATCATCGGCAAGATCTCCGGGTCTACCAAGTACGTCACTGACAAAGAGGCGTTGGATTCCAAGGATGCCAAGTGGGGTTGGAGCCGCATCAAGGTTCTGCGCACGGGGCGCGAGTCTGGCACCCACTGCATGGCAGCCCATAACGGCTTCCAGTTTGCTATCCCGTACAATGTGGAAGTGAATCTGCCGACTGTTACGGCGGAGTATCTGACCACCAAGAAGTCCCCCATTCCTAAGAATGCTGAGGACGGTAACGGCACCATCATCGAATACGAAGACCGCTGGCTCGTACAGTTCCTTGAAAAGAACTATGGACCCAACGGTGAGACCGGATACATTCCGCCTAAAGAGCGGCACAAGTATTGGAACGATTCGCGAGAAGCTAAGCTCGGTATCAAGCGCAAGTTCATGGAGCAGTTCGGTTACTGGCCAACCGATAAGACATTAAAAGAGCACATGGCGGCTGGTTACTTCAATGCCCAGCGTCGGAGTGCTGCAGCTTAACTAACAACATAGGAGCACGGAGTGGCCCAGTATATCGACCTAGTAAACGAAGCGCTACGGGAGTCTGGGTCCACTCTTGACCAGCTCACTAGTGGTACATTTGTAACACCCAGTGATCCGTTGTACACCAAGTTCAAACAATGGACTGTGCAGGCGTGGGAAGACATCCAGACGGATCGGCGTGATTGGGAGTTCAT